TGGTCTGGTTCCGGCTTTGGTACCAAGTTCAGCGATCCAGCTACCATTGCTGGCGGCAATGGACAGGGTGTAACATTTAGTCCTGACGGCTCTGCAATCGCTTTCGCTCACGAGTTCACTTCACCTTTCATAGCAGCATATTCATGGTCTGGTTCAGGCTTTGGTACCAAGTTCAGCAATCCAGCTACCCCTCCTACCGGCGGTGGAACAGACGCAGCATTCAGTCCTGACGGCTCTGCAATCGCTGTCGCTCACAATAATTCACCTTTCATATCAGCATACCCATGGTCTGGTTCCGGATTCGGCACCAAGTACAGCGATCCATCTACCCTTCCTACCGTCTCTGGATCTGGCGTAGCATTCAACCGCATAACGTAAAGGAAAGACAATGACTGAAGTTACTAAGGAAGAGCCCAAGACTCGTGAAGAAATTCTTCAGCTTAGTCTGGAGGCTCGTGAACAAGAAGTAATGCACTATCAAATTAACATCGACAACTATACGTTGGCGCTGGCAGCAATTGAAAAGATGTCAGCAGAGGAAAAGGCAGAGCTTTCTAGCTTTGTTGATCAATTGAAGGGGCTTCTGACTTCTGAGAAGTTGGAGCAAAAGAAGGCCCGAATCATGCTGGCTGTCATTCAGCAGCAGATTGGAGATTAAAATGCTTTACGTGAAAGCTGTCGGCGGCAGCATCGTCTCCTATCCGTACACTCAGACGGACCTTGTTCGGGACAATCCGGCGACAAGCTTTCCGTCTGGCGGACTTTCGCCTTCTCAGTTGGCCGGGTGGGATGTCTACCCTGTTCACTTCTCGCCCGTCCCTGATTATGATTCTGTGACGCAACTCGTCATGGAAGTTCCACCGGTATATGACGGTAATTCGTGGATTCAGCAGTGGTCTGTTGTAGATTTGACGCAGGATCAAATTGACGCTAAGACTGCGGATCAAGCAAGCCGCGTGCGGGCCGAACGCAATGCCAAGCTGGCAGCGTGCGACTGGACGCAGGTGGATGACGCACCCTTCAATAATGTCACGAAGGGTGAGTGGGCTTCCTATCGGCAGGCGCTGCGCGACATCAGTTCGCAGGATGGCTTCCCGTGGTCGGTGGAGTGGCCCGAAGAGCCGGGGTGAGGAAGGTGAGGGAATTTTGTTGACAACCCTCACCCCCATTCATATAGTGGGCTCCTAACCAAGGAGCAGCCATGAGCGAGAAGATCAACCGCGTCCAACTTCTTAACGACGCGAAGCTTCACCTGACACCGTGGACCACGGAAGACGGGCGCCTTTTCCTCGACTATACGGAGAACGGCGTCCGTCGTACCCTCTCTATAACGTCGAGCGGCCATTGTGACTTTCGTGGTTGGTTCTCGGCGTTCTGTGTTGACGCGGCGGGCCACCTTCCCACCGGTGACCTGTTCGCTGCGGCCCAGATCTACTTTTCGCATTGGGTACGCTCGAAGGGTAAGAAGGTCAAGGACTACATCCGGGTCGGCGGCAAGCTTGGCGATCTGTATCTAGACATTGGCAATGACGCCAACGACGCTTGGCACATCAGCGCCTCCGGCATTACCAAAGTTCTGGGCGGTCCCTCCCACATCCGCATGCTTCGTGGTGCGGGTATGCTGCCTCTTGTCGAGCCCGACCTGTCGGTTCCGGCCTCCGAGTTCTCCGTCCTGCTGAAGCAGTTTGTGGCTGCTGACGACGACACCATCATGCTGCTCATCGCGTGGCTGCTGGGCTGCCTGCGTCCCGAGGGTCCCTATCCTGTCCTCACCATTTCAGGCGAGCAGGGCTCCGGCAAGTCCACCATCCTGCGCTTGATGCGTCGCATCATCGACCCGCACGCCCTCGATATGCGTACCCCGCCCGAGGACCAGCGCGACCTTCAGGCTATGGTTCGCAATTCCTTCGTCCTCGCCTACGACAACGTCTCCCACATTTCCAACAAGATGTCGGATTCGCTCTGCGTCATCAGTACTGGTACTGGAGCCCAAGGCGGCCGCGCGCTCTACACCAATGCCGAAGAGTCTGCTGTGCGCGTTTGCCGCCCCGTTGCCATGAATGGCATTCCGGACGTCGTTGAGCGAGGCGACCTCGTTGACCGTTCTATCCACGTTCACTTGCCTCGCATCGACCCTAAGCATCGTCGTGACGATACTGAGTTCTGGGACGCCTTCCACGCCAACCACGCCAAGTTGCTGGGCTCCCTTATGAACGCCGCATTGATTGCTACGCAGAACTATGATAGTGTAGTGTTGGCTGAAAAGCCGCGCATGTCTGCTTTTGCTGTGTGGGCCGTCGCTGCCGAAGAAGCCTTCGGGTGGCAACCCGGTCGCCTCATGGAAGTGTACAAGCGCAATCGTTCGGCAGCCGAGAGCCAGATGCTGGAGTTCCACGGCATGGCCTCTGCGATGTTACGCATGATGGAAAAGCAAAAGGAGTTCTCCGGAACCTACTCGGATCTTATCGGTCAACTGGAAATGAACATCGGTCCCCGCGAGAAGTTGCCTCAGACGTCGCACAGTTTTGCTGCGGAACTTCGGCGCATTCGCCCTGCCCTCGAACGTCACGGTCTCCGCTTCTATAGTGCCGGGCGTTCTAGCAGTCCTACACAGAAGGGCCGGTCACGCATTTCCATTGTCCGTGTCGATGAAGGGGATACGGTATCAACATGAGCGAAGACGAACCTTACGTCCCTAAAATATCGACCAAGCCCAAGCCAGACCACCTGAAGCGGAAGGAGAAGGCGGATCGTGAGCGCAAGCCCAACCGCCCCTCCCAAGGCATGCGTCAGCGTAAGTACCGCCGCGAACTGCGTGAACTCAACATTCACCAGCCCAAGCGCGTCGTCACCAAGCAGCACGTCGAGGCGATCCGTTCCATCAAAGATCAACTCCGCGAAACGTGGCAGGCACACTGGGATAAAGTCGAACGCTTCAAGACTCTAACGCCTAAGCAAGTGGAGTTCGCGCGTCAGTATGCCATCAACGGTCGAACCAACAAATGCGGTGCGGCCCGTCTCGCCGGCTACGACAGCGGCAACTACAACATCCTGCTTCGCATCGCCAACAAGAACCTAGCCATTCCACACTTCCACGAACTAGTAACCGCATTCGAAATTGAGGAGAAAGCCCGCATGAAAATTTCCGTCCAAGAGGTAGTCGAGTGGTTCCAGCGTATCGCTGCTGCCGCCATGGAAACTGGGGACTATGCAAATGCCAACCGCGCCATGGAAAATCTCGCCAAGTACTTGCAAATGTTTGTAGAACGCAAGGAAATTACCCACCGCACGGTTCATTCGCGGGAAGAGCTGGATACTCGCATCAAAGAACTTACGTCGGTTCTTAAGGAAGTTGATGCCGAGATTGAGGATCGAATCCGGATTAACTAATGGATACTAAAGAGGACAAGCTTCTACAGGCTAAAGCAGAGCTTGTAGAAGTCCTCCATCAAAAAGCCGTACTTGAAGCGCGCGACGACTTCTACGTCTTCGTCAAACTACTCGCGCATTTAATGTTGGATGGGAATGATTTCCGTAACGGGCGGCACATCCAAGCCATCGCCGCTACTCTGGCCGACGTAGAGGAAGGTTCCATCCCTCGCCTCATGCTGGCATTGCCGCCAGGCTCCATGAAGTCCGTCCTCCTCATGCTGTTCGCCGCGTGGTCCTTTGGGCGCAACCCGACGTGGCGTGTCATGTGGATCTCGCATACTACGGACAAGGCGGTCGAATGTTCGGGCCGCATCCGGGACCTGGTCCGCTCCACCGAATACCTCGAAATCTTTCCGGGTGTCCAGATCCGCGACGATATGTCGGGCGTCACCGGCTGGAAGCTGACGGCTGGCGGTTCCTTCCTCCCGGCAGGCGCGGGCAAGTCCATCGCTGGTTACCGCTTCAATCTGGGCATCCTCGATGACCCCCTCTCGGAACAGACCGCCAAGTCCGATACCGAGCGCGAACGGGTCAACAATTGGTATGGCCCCGGCTTCCGTTCCCGTAAGTTGCCCGACTCCCGGATCATCCTCGTCAACACGCGCTGGCACGTCCGCGACCTTTCCGGCTTCCTCCTCGACAAGGCTGCCCGCAATGGCAAGGTCGATCAGTGGGAAATCATCTCCATCCCGGCCATCCTCGACCAGCCCGCCGCCGACTACCTCATGCTGGAAGAGGGCACGTCTTACTGGCCCGAGTTCATCACCATGGAGGACTTGACGGCCACCCGTGAGAGTCTTGCCCGCTCCGACTGGGGCGCCCTCTACATGCAGACTCCGGTTGGGGATGACGGCAACGTCTTCACAAAGGACGACTTCCAAGACTGGGACGAAGACGATCCGCCCGAGTGCGACGAGATCATCCAGACCCTCGACACCGCCTTCTCTACTAAGGCCACGGCCGACTACTCCGTCATCCAGACTTGGGGCATCTTCCACCTGACCTACACGGATGAGAAGGGCTTCGAGTACCAAGAACCCAATGCCATCCTCCTCAACCAGGTGAGGGGCCGGTGGACATTCCCTCAACTCCGTAACATTGCCAAAGAGCAATATGAGACATTTAGGCCGGACAAAATGGTAATTGAGAACAAGGCTTCCGGCCAATCCCTCATTCAGGACCTCAAGCTCAACAAGTTGCCGGTATTGCCTTTCCAGCCTGATCGTGATAAGCTAGCCCGCGCTCATGCTGTAACTGGCATTATCGAGCGGCAGCGCGTGTGGATACCTCTCAAGAAGAAGTATGCCGCCGAATTGCTGCAAGAAGCTTTGGAGTTCCCGAAGGGCGCCCATGACGACTCGGTCGATGCCATGGTCATGGCCCTTCTTTACTTGCGTCGCCGTTATGAATTGACGCAAGAAACTGTCAGCCGCCCCGATGGACCTTCCAAGCGGCGCCCCTTCCGTAGCTATTGGAGCCAAGTGAGCCATGTCCGATAATCCGATCCTTCCCTCCGACGATGAAGCGCCCGAGATCGAGTTCGAGTTTTCCGAGGAAACTCTGCTGCTCGTTCCGGAGGACGAGGTCATCGAAATCGACATGTCGTTCGGGGCCAA